CCACCAAACATCCCGCCAGGAAACTGCGGTGCATTGCCAATGCCAGCGCCCATGCCGGGGCCGCCGGTTTGGTAGCCACCTGTGATGCCAGCCCATGACGGCATGTCGCCACCAAAGCCATTGCGTCCAAGCATTGGCCCGCCACCGCCTGCTGTCAGCCCTTTACCGCCAAGCAAACCAACCAAAGCGTTTGCGCCGTTCATTGCTGCGAAATCAAACATGATTGCCCCTTACCAGATCGTTCCGTTGCCGTTGGCAAATTGAAAAGCCGCGTCGTTATTGAACCCGGCCATCTCGGCAGATGACGGCCCGCTTGCAAACGGATTGCCGCCGCCCAGCAGGCCAAAGCTGCGCGCCATACCCAGCCCGCCTGCAGCGCCCCCCAGCGCACCTAGCATCGGGTTGATGGACTGCGATGCGGTGGCGTTGCGTCCCAGGTTGGGATTAAACATGGACGCAAACACGTCTAGCTGCTGACGCGGGTAGTTGTTGGCGTCCTGGAATTGCGCGTAGTCGGCGTTCAGGTAGTTCTGGCCGAGTGACTGCTGTTGTTGGCCGATGCTGTTCAATGCGTTGGCGTTGCCGAAGTCGAACGCTTGCCGTGCGCCAGCAAAGCCTGGTGCCGCTTGTACCGCACCGAGCTGGCGGCCGCGCTCAGCCTGGTAGTTCTGCCCGTACAGGTTGTTGGCAAACTGGCCCAGCGAGTCACCGAATGCGCGGCTTTGCTGGCCCTGCAGTTCTGCCTGTGCGCTGCCACCGAATGCGCCACCAAAGCCCGCAGCGGCGTTCGTTTGCGCCCCAGTGCCGTTCTTGTACGCATCGGCCATGCGGCTTGCCGCGGCGTCGTATGTGCCTCTCAAGTACGGGTTGCTGTCAGGCGACAGGTACGCGCCAGACATGGTTTTGGACAGCTCGCCTTGCGCCTGATCCCACAGCGGCTGGTTGTAGTTGGCCGCATTGCGCGCCATGTCCATGCCGGCCAGCGTGTCCTCGGTAAACGGGGCAACGCGGTTGTATCCGTAGTCGTTGTACGGCAGATTAGCAACGTCTTGGACGCGCTGCGCGTACTCGGGCGCATAAGGCTGCAAGAAGTCTGGCAGTTCCGTTTTGGTTGTCTGGTTACTACCTCTCCTGGACGCATTAGCGGCGAGCAAGCCGCCACCCGCCGTAATTGCTGCTGCTGCGATTACTCCAGACATGCCAGTTCCTTTTGCTTAATGAGTGCCCATTGCTCGGGCGTTCTGCTATCCATCATCCCGACTTCCGGCACGACATACAGACGTTCTTCCAACGCGCTGATGTCTTTGCAGTTATCCGGGTTTTCGTACACATCGACCCAAACAACAGGATCTTCAAACACGCATCCAGCACGCTGCATCCCTGCCGGAACTTTAAATTCCATCGGGCCAGTTAGCACCTTGACACCATCGTCCGTATTAACCGCGATGGTGCCGCTCTCAAGTCGGACTGTGTAAGCAGTTTTATGCGCTGCGCCGGTCAAAACAGTCCAAGGCGGCACATCAATCCGGCGCTCGTAAATCTCTGGAAAAAACGTATGCGTAGTGACGATGCGCACCTGCGGCATTGTCAGAAGTGCGTCTTGCAACGCCTCAACTTTGTTGAGTTTGATTGCTCTTTCTACTTCGACTAACTTCATGTCCGTTTACCCAGATGCTGATTGCGCTTGCGGTGTCTGGGCATATCAGTTCCCCGTCAGTGATCTCATTTCGACCCAAGTGCCTGGCGTGCCGCTTACTGTGCAAGCCCAGCCCGTCACCACATACTTGCTGCCAGCCGTGCCCAGCTCAGTCGGAACAGCGCTGCGCACCACATCGCCCTGCATCCAGTCGCCCGTCGTCGGCGCGGCCATTGCTGCCCCGTGCATTGGGGCAATGCGGCCCTCTGTTGCCCCATTCACTTGTCTGGCAAGGCTTGCAAGCAAGTGTTTTAGAAACGGCAGGAAGGTTGGCCCCGTCAGCGACGGCAGCACCGGGTCTTCGTTAAGCTTCATGTGTTTTTGAGCTTCATTCGGAACTGACTCCAGACAGATCGACATCCAGCGCGGTGATTTCAAACCCGCCTGTGACGGTCATATCGACCTGATGCCACCGCGCCTCTGCCAGCACATCGAATCTCTTGTCTGTGTAGGTGGCGGATTGGTATGTGGACGGCACATCGCCCAGCGCATCGCCCACCAGCAGGTTCATGCTGGCGGCGGTGGGGTTGGCAATGAAGCGCGGGCGCACCCGGCGCATGAGCGACAGGTTGCCGTCGGTGCCAAAGTAGCTTGTGCGGAATGTGCTGCTGTTGGCCGAACCGTTCAGCGTTGCGATGCGGTCGCCAGTAGTGACGATGGCCGCCGCTTCCATATCCGCGTCGCGGAACAGGTCGTCATAACTCGGCGAATCTATCTGTTCATACGTCACGCCAACCGGCGGCACGGTGTCGAACGTACTGGACGGGGCCAGGTATTGCAGGCCGAAGCGGGCTGCGTAGTTGCGCCCCCTGCCCCACTTGCCGGTGAGATACGAATAGATCAGGCAATCATTCAGACTGCCCGTGGATTCGCTATTCGCAAATAGGATATAGACGACGCCTTCTGCGCGGTCTACGACGCAAGATGTCTTCTCGCGGTAGGTTGGATTTAGTCGCTGATAAAACCACCGACGTACTATCCCGTCGCCAATTTTAACAGGGCGCGAGCCGTCAAACACATACATGCCACGCGGGCCGACAACAAAATGTGCGGGCGCACCATTGACCACAATCTGCGCCACCGCATACTTGCCCACGCACCCGCCATCACCCGGCACCAGCTGCCATGTCCACCACAATGGCGGGCCGGAATTAGTGCCCAGATACACGCCGGTATTTTTGTACACCACCATCTGCTCGCCCAGCGGCTTTGCGGCGCGGATGGGGCCGGGTGTGGCATACAAGCGTCCACGAACCGAGCCGCTTGCAATGGCAGGCGTCCAGTCCGTAGCGTTGGCCTGCGCACTGCTCCACCAGCCGTCGTCGTAGTCCCAGGCCGCGCCGTCGGATGCGTTGAACGCCATCACAAACAGACCAACCGTCTCCACAATTTCAGCACGCGGCGCGCCAGTGATGTCAGCAAACAGGCTGCCAGTGGATACCTGCATCACCGTGCCATTGTTGGCCGCCAGCACTTGGTTGCCGAAGGTGGTGAAGTACCAGCTGCTGGATGCAGGCGCTGAGTAGTTGCTTGCAGAGCGGGTAACGTCCGTCCATGTCGATCCGCTGGCTGAGTACAGCTTCGTGGCCGTGCCCATGTATAGCGTCTTGGAGCTGTCTACGCGCTCTACAGTGGCCGCACCGTAGATTTCGGATGCGGCGGTAGCGATGCCCGTGTCTAGCGCCTCTGGAGCGGACTTGATACTGCGCTCGATGGGCATGACGCCGGTAGCGTCCACCAGTGCGCCAGCCACACCCGGATCAGCGTCCGGGGCGAATTGGGTCAGCGGTACCAGCATGTCAGCCGAACCGGATGTCGTAGGCCGGCAGGTGCACCGGCAGTTCGCGCTGCTTGTACCAAGTGGCCGAGTTCTCAACGTTGCGCAGCTCGTTGCGGTTCAGCTCCGCGATGCGCGCAATCGTCATCTGCTCGTACTGCACCAAGCGCGTGTCATCCAGCACGAACTTGCGCGCTTCAGCGAGCGCCGCCATGAGATACACGTCCGGGTAGTCCTGCAGCACCCAGTTGGTGTCTGCATCGGCTACCAAGTTTGTTAGTTGTACCGAGTAGATCAGCGTGGGCGACGAACTGTCAGCCGGGTACACGTTGAACTGGTTGTTGACGATGGAATACACCGGGTAGGTTGGCCGGATGCCGCCCTGATTCATCGCGCGCATGTCTGCGGCAGTAATGGCTTTGTACTCAACTGTGCCAAGCGTCATGGCGACAGCCGAGCGGAAATTGCTGGGGATTGACGCGACGCCATTCACCACGCTCAGCGTTGTGGATGCTTCCATCCTTGGCGAGGTGATGGTGCGGGCAAGTCGGTTGGTGGCGAACTCAATGAACGTGGGAATCCTGTCTGTCAGATCGTTGCGATGCAGCCATGCGGCCACCTCGGTCTTCAGTCCCGCGTATGTCGTGAGCGCCATAGTTCCCTCTGGTGATGGTGGGGCCAGCCTTGTGAGCCGGCCCCTTACTGCTTAACGCTTAGACCGATCAGCCGTCAGCGTGGATACGCGCGGCCAGTTGAGCGCGGATCGTCTTGTAGCCGTACAGAACGTCAATCCGGCAAGGCATGGTGTCCGTGCTGATTGCGTACTGGCGAACGGTACGAAGCGAGATGCCGTCGTAAACCTCGCGAGCCGCGAAGTCCACGCCTTTGGGCATCACCAGGTCAGCGGTTGCAAAGGCAAACGCATCGCGGTGGAACACCATCGACGGGGTGAGCAGCTCAGACGCACCAGCACCGACCTTCACGATGGCCGAGCTGTTAGCCATACCAGCAGCCACCACGTTCTGACGGCCACCCGACGTGTAGATCGCCGGAGCAAACGACAGCGAGCCAGCGCCACCAGCGTAGTCAGCGGTCACCACGAACTGCTGCAGCACGCCCGTCGAAACTTTCGTCTCCGGGTGGACGCGGAAGCAGCCCGCAACGGTGAACACGTCGCCAGCCTTAAACGTCGTTGCGCCGGTCTGCACGGTGACGGCGGTCGAGCCATTGGTGGTGACTGCGCCGTTGACGGTGTAGGTGGTCGTCTTGGCGGCGGTGCCGGTTGCGTGGTTGGCGAGCAAGGTGTTTTCGTAGAAGTCGAAACCACCGGTGCGGCCCATCATGCCCTCCTTGTACTGCTGCTTGATCGCGTTGGAGTCTTGGAACAGACCCTTGAGCGAATCCACCAGCTTGGCGGTGTGGTCGGTCGACAGCAACGCAGTGCGGTTGTTGTCCATCGGAGCCAAGTTGTCATTCAGCAGCTTGCGGCCCTGCATGATGTTCAGGAACGAGATGGCATTGCCGTCGTTGTCGACAATGTTGTAGACGTCCTTGTACATGCTGAGCGCATCGGCTTCGATGTTCGCAGCCAGCACAGCCATCGCAGGCTCAAGAATCCGCGACGAGAAGTCGTCCAGGCTCAGTGTCAGCTCGGCGCTGCTAAAGGTGATGTCCACGCCCTTTTGCGTAGCGAT